ACCCATAAGGGTGGATTAAGGAAATGAGATGACTGATATTTCTAAATTCGTTGAAGTGAGATTAAATGAGGAAGATGATTTTTTAAAAGTTCGTGAGACACTAACTCGTATAGGAGTATCGTCACGTAAGGAAAGAATTCTTTACCAATCTTGTCACATTTTACACAAACAAGGTAAGTATTATATTGTACACTTTAAAGAACTATTTGCACTAGATGGTAAACCATCAAATATTTCGGAAAATGATATACAACGTAGGAATACAATTGCTAATTTAGTAGAACAATGGGGATTGATAACAATTTTAAATCCTCAGATAGTTAAAGATAACATGGCACCAATTCATCAGATTAAGATTATCTCCTTTAAAGAGAAAGATGAATGGGAACTTGTGACTAAATATAACATTGGAAAAAAGAAAACGGATTTTTAAAATGGTGATTTATTATGTACAAAGTGAAAAACAATCCGATAAAATTGATTAATAAGTATACACAAGAAGTTGTGTTTACTAGGGATTACAATGATATAATAAAAGAAGGCGCCAATGAATTCGTTCGGGTCTTTAATGAGAGTAATCCCCAAAGAACTTATCTTGTCAACAGGAACGCATTTCAGGTTGCCAAGTAAGTCGTGATGCCTTAGGGGTCACGTATTTTAACTTGCTTAATAGGAGAAAAGTATGACACGCATTTCATTTGGACCTTTGTTCCATCAAACACTTGGTTTTGAAAACTTCATTCGTGATGTAGAAAAAATGCTTGACAATGAAGTTAAACCATCAACATTTCCACCACACAATATCATCAAATCAGATGAGAACAAATATGTGGTAGAACTTGCAGTTGCTGGTTTTGCAAAAGACGAAATCGATATTTCACTACAAGATGGTAGTCTAACTATCAAGGGTGAGAAGAAAGAAAGTACACCAGATATTCAATATCTACATCGTGGAATTGGTACTCGTTCTTTTACCAAAGTAATCACAATCGCAGACACCATTGAAGTTAAGGGTGCTGAAATCAAAGATGGTATTCTACGTATTGGACTTGAGAACGTCATTCCAGAACATAAGAAACCACGCAAAATTGAAATTGGTAATGAGTTAAAAACATTTGAGCCACAACTTCTAAAAGAAGAAAAACTAGCGGCTTAATTTACTGAAAGTTATATTATGAAAAAACCTACCTCGCAATACAAAATGAGTAAAGAAGTAAAACGCCTTTTAACGGTCATGTCTGATGAACGAAAGACTGTCTTTCGTAGAGAAGTTATCGCAGCAGAATTGACTCCTAAAATGGATTTCCAATTTAGAGAAAAACGTAAAAAAGGTGCAGAAGATGTTTCTGAAGGATAAATTCGTTAAGGCTCACATGAAAGTGGCAGAGTTGTATGCCGATCTTTCTAGCGCTAGACGTTTGCATGTTGGTTGTGTTATAGTAAAGAATGACACTATCATTGGAATTGGTTACAATGGCATGCCATCTGGTTGGGATAACAAATGTGAAGATGACGTTTACATAGACGATTTTCACGTTGAGTTGATTACCAAACCAGAAGTAATTCACGCTGAAGCAAATGCTTTGGCAAAAGTTACTAAGTCAACTAATTCTACTGAAGGAGCTTTACTATTTGTTACACACGCTCCGTGTCTAGATTGTGCTAAACAGATTTATCAAGCAGGAATTAAATGTGTTTACTATCGAAATGATTACAAAAGCGAGGTAGGTTTAGAATTTCTTGAAAAATGTGGAGTTCATGTTGAGAGAGTTAAACGTGTCTAAGAGTTGGATCTTAGAAGTAAAAAAATTAGATGATGATCTAATCGTAGAATTTCCAGATGATTTCATCAAAGAAGCTGGTTGGGAAACTGGCGATACATTAAAGTGGATTGATAACCAAGATGGTTCTTGGACATTAAAAAAGGAGATAGTATGAGTTTGAAAGGCACAAAAACTGCTGAGTGTTTAAAAGAAGCATTCGCAGGTGAATCAATGGCAAATAGACGTTACTTGTATTTCGCAAACGGTTGTGATATTGCAGGTGAAAATGATTTAGCAGCACTATTCCGTTCTACTGCTGAAGGTGAGACAGGACATGCACACGGTCACATGGAATATCTAATTGAAGGTGGTGCAGGAGAACCAGGTACAGGACTCCCAGGAAAAACACCACGTGAAATGTTAGAAGCTGCTATTCATGGTGAAACACATGAGTATACAGATATGTACCCAGGTATGGCAAAGACTGCTCGTGATGAAGGTTTTGATGAAGTCGCTGATTGGTTTGAAACATTAGCGAAAGCAGAACGTTCACATGCAAATCGTTATGCTAAAGCATTAGAGAAATACAACGCTGAAAATAACTAATGCCACCTAACGACCTAGTTAGATTGTTGAAAAGAATCCTTCCTTGGATACCAAGTATAAATGATGGTATTCGAGGAGAGATTCAACAGTTAATCGATCAATTACAAACGCAAATGCGTCAATAAAATTATGAGGAATAATATGAATATTCGTGAAATCGCTAAAAAAATCGCAACAGAGAAAAACTTGCCTAAGGCATACAAGTATGATCTGTTCCTTCGTGATTTTGATGACAAAGTTGAGTTAATTGGTATGGTTGATGATCCAACCTATGATATGAAAGATTTCGTAGGGAGGGAAATGTTATTTCCACGTAAGTGGGTAACATTAGATGTACTCGAAACCAATATGAAAGTGAACATTCAATGAAGAAACTAATCACATTTAAAACCAACCACACAATTCTCGGTGAAGTTACCGATGATATAGAATATAATTATCTTATCATAAAGGAACCAGTTCAAGTGGTACAAATACCCGCAAGGTCACAAACTGAGGCCGGAGGTATTGCTTTTGCTCCATTTTTGGAGTATAGTAATGAATGTAAGACCGGAATCAAAATTAACCGAGAAGATGTTCTAACCATTACAACTCCGGTACTTGAACTTGAGAATCAATACAACACGATCTTTGGATCAGGTATCACAATTGCAAAAACACTTTAATGAGTAAACACTACACAAACGTTTCAGTATATGGTCCTCATATACTTTATCGAGGTGTGAAGAACGGACGGCGAGTAAAAGAGAAAATCAATTACTCGCCGACTCTTTTTCTACCATCCAAAAAAGCTTCCGAATATAAAACATTATTCGGTGAGAATCTTGAACCTTTAAAATTCGAATCTATTCGTGAGGCTCGTGATTTTGTCAAACGTTATGAAGGTGTTGAGAATTTCAAAGTCTATGGAAATGATCGATACGCATACGCATTCATCGCAGAGAATCATGTTGGTCAAATCGATTGGGACATCAATCATCTATCAATAGTTGTTGTTGATATTGAGGTTGGTTCTGAGAACGGTTTCCCAGATCCATATCGTGCTGATGAAGAAATTACAGCAATCAATGTACGTCAACTAAACGGTGGTACTACAGTTTATGGTTGTGGTGATTACGATAATCAAAATGAAAATGTGATTTACATAAAATGTAAAGATGAACATGATCTAGGTAAAAAGTTTATGGCAGACTGGCAAGATAACTGTCCAGATGTTGTGACTGGTTGGAACATTGACGGGTTTGATATTCCATATCTTGTTAATCGTTTTAATAAACTATTTGGTGAACCAGAGACACGTAAACTATCACCTTGGGGTGTCATCAATACACGAAAATATAATTTCAAAGGTCGTGAGAAGATTGCTTACGATCTTGTTGGTGTTTCTGCACTTGACTATATTGAACTGTATAAGTGGTATGCTCCTAATGGTAAGACACAAGAATCATACCGTCTAGATCATATTGCAAATGAAGAACTTGATACTGGTAAGATATCGTTTGATGAGTATGATACACTTCACCAATTGTACAAATTGAACTATCAAAAGTTTATTGACTATAATATCAAAGACTCTGATCTGATTGTACAGTTGAATGATAAGTTGAGATTGCTAGAACTTGCATTGACTCTTGCATATGATACCAAGTGTAACTTTACAGATGTATTTGCACAAACTCGTATGTGGGATTCTCTGATCTATAATCATCTACTAGAGAAAAAGATTATTGTACCACCAAGAGAAGTCTCATCAAAGAGTGAGGCATTCGAGGGTGCGTATGTAAAAGAAGTTCAAGTTGGTAGTCATGATTGGGTTGCATCGTTTGACTTGAACAGTCTGTATCCGCATTTAATTATGCAATACAATCTGTCACCAGAAACATTAATTGATTCAAATAATTATAGTAATGATATGCGTCAAGTGATTCGTGATGGTGTTAATGTTGATAAACTTTTAGAGATGAAAGTTGACACTTCAAAGATCAAAGATGTTATTCTAACTGCGAACGGTCAATACTTCCGTAAAGATATTCGTGGTTTTCTTCCACAAATGATGGAAGAAATGTATAATGATCGTAAGAAGTTCAAGAAGTTGATGTTGAAAGCAGAACAAGAGTATGAGAATGAAAAAGATGAAGTAAAGAAGAAAGAGATTGATAAGATTGTTTCTCGTTATAACAATCTACAACTTGCCAAGAAACTTTCTCTAAACTCCGCTTACGGTGCTCTTGGTTCACAATATTTCAGATTCTATGATTTGAGATTGGCACTTGCAGTTACTTTATCTGGTCAGTTGTCTATTCAATGGATTGAATCTAAGTTAAACAAATATATTAATGATATACTAAAGACAGATAATGACTACGTTATTGCTTCGGACACAGATTCGATTTATCTTAATCTTGGTCCGCTTATTAAAAAGGTGTATGATACTGAAGGTAAAGAACCAAAACCAGCATCACAAATCATCGCTTTCATGGATAAGGTATGTGAGAACAAGATACAACCTTACATTAATGAGAGTTATCAGGAGCTTGCTGATTATGTCAACGCATACGAACAAAAAATGCAAATGAAACGTGAAGCATTGGCAAGTCGTGGTGTATGGACTGCTAAGAAACGGTATGCGTTGAATGTGTTTAATAGTGAAGGTGTTCAGTATGCAGAACCACAATTGAAGTACAAGGGTTTAGAGATGGTTAAATCTTCAACACCTCAAGTCATCCGTGAGAAGATGAAAGAATTGCTGAAGATTGTAATGAATGGTACTGAAGAAGAAGCACAAGACTTTATTGCCAAGTTCAAAGAAGAATTTAAATCATTGCCACCTGAAGATGTTGCATTTCCTCGTGGTGTAAATGGTTTAAGAGAATATTCTGATAGAATGGACATATACAAGAAAGGTACACCAATTCATGTTCGTGGTGCATTGTTGTACAACAATTGTCTAAAACAGAAAAATTTAACTGACATCTATCCGACAATTAAAGAAGGTGAAAAGTTAAAGTTTACCTATTTACTTGAACCTAATCCATTGAAGGATGACGTAGTATCTTTTCCAAATAGACTTCCAAAAGAGTTTGACTTACACAAGTATGTGGATTATAATATGCAATTCGACAAAGGTTTTATTGATCCAATGAAAGTCATTCTTAACTGTATGGGTTGGGATACTGAGAAACAAAATAGTTTGGAGAGTTTTTTCTAATGACACAAGCGTTACTACCATTTCTTACTGCTATAGCTTTGTCTGCTGTTGCAGCATACTATTCGGTAATTGGACTTGCACAGATATTTCCAGGTTCTTTCTGGCCGATCATTATCATGGGTTC